TGCTGCCGCTGAGGCTAAAGCTGCACGTGCATAAGACTTAGCCGCTGCGAGTAGTTGCTCTTTCATACTTACCTCGATCCTGCCCTCTAAACTAATTGTAGCTTTTTAATCAGCTCAGCCGCTTTTACCGCGCTGATCTCTACCTCAAAGTGCATATCGTCCGGACGGCTCTTAAAGTCACCGCCCCACTTAAGGCCATATTTTTTAGCTAAAGCTCTGAGCATCGGGATCTTTTCAGCTGGGAAAGTCCCGGCCTTACCTAGTGGATGCTTTGTCGCGTTAAGGTCGATAGCTGTACCGCTTGAGTGACACGATAGGCGGTCAGTAGATCCGCGTACCATCCTAAAAGCGTAGCCCCAGTCATCAAACGTACCCTCATCGATCGGCTCGATCAGCTCGTGAAACTCGGCAGCAAAAGCGGCTAGTAACGGGCCCACGCTACTAGCGCACTTTAGCTTACGATCCGTACCCTTTACGGGGTAGGACTTTATATCTATTTCTGCCGGATCTTTAGAAGCCGGGTATCCGTTATAGCTCTTAAGCATTTCCCGGCCACTTAGGTTTTGCATTAAAATCATAATCAAACGTAGCGGCTATTTCTGCATCCGTCATAACAATAGGCACAATAGTCGCTTTGCATCCTCCACATATTGCAGACTCTTGTACTTCAGGAAAGTAATACGGAATAGCTTTATTAGCGCATTTATCTGCGTTGCAAATTAACTTAAACATTATCCCACCTTATAACTAAAGTATGCTCTGAAATAATTACCTGTTTGCCACGTAAACGGAATTGTCGCACTTGTATCCTCCGCTTTTCCATAACTGCCGGACGCGCTTATTGCTTGGCAGATAAACCGACCCGGCTCGATCGCCCAAACAATACCTGGGAATAATCCCTGAGCACCGCCTAGATTCCAAAAAGTTGCTTGTCCGCAATATTCATAATCCATTGTTGCGCTAATTGGTACGCTTACATAAATTGCTCCAGTTACGGAGGATGTCGAACCAAGAGCAACACGGACACTTACGGTAACAAGATCGCCGACTTGACAGACAACGCCTCTGATGGTTCCTGCTTCAATTACTCTGTAAGTCCAGCCCGCATTGTAGGTTGTTAGCGCATTGAATGCCGCTATTTCATGAGTGCCACCGCTTCCGATGGTTCCTTTGTATAGCATTGCATCATTTGCTGCGAACAAGCCCGCTGCGTATGCTTCCGTTGCGAGTGTGCCTGTTACAGCGGGGAGTGTAAGGACAATATCGCCTGACTGTGTGGTGTTTATAATAGTCGTTGAAAAGTCACCGCCTGCACTGGCGCCGCTGAGAATAAGCGAACCAGCCGTGCCGTCACTTGAAACCTCAAATGTATTGCTGGTTGTTCCGGTGTCGGTGTTTTGGGTGTGTCCCGCTCCGAGCGTTGTCCATGCGAGATCACCACTTGCATCAACCGTTAAAACTTGTCCTTCGGTGCCAACTGCAAGAAGCGCAACTTCCCTGTTTGTGTCTTTCGATGCTGACAGAAGGCAGCCCCTTGTGATTGTTAACTCTTTTTGCGTAAATTCTACGCCTGTTGCCGCTAAGTTTTGGGGAATTGCTATTGCGTAACGTGGTATGTCAGCCATGATTATGCCTCATTGATATATAGATTAATTGGTATTTTTACTTGTTCGTTTTTTTGAAGGAGTTTTACAATTGAACATACATCGTCAATTGTTAAAATCACCCCGACAAAATAGTCTGAGTATTTTTCCTTGATTGTAGCATTAATGCTTTCAAGGTCTTTTGTCCGCTTTTCTTCAATAGCGATCAGCTCATCCTCAAGGTCTTGTAATTTTGCTTTTAAGGATTCCGCTTCTTCAATAATTTTCTTTTTTCGTCCCATGATATTTTAAGTCCTTAATAATGGTATTCGTTTCCAAATGGCATTTCCTGCCGTGCCTGTTGTGGTGCATACATACACATAATCGTCATCGTAAGCCAGATCACCCTGCGTGCCTGCGTCAACTGCCGAACTTTTCGAAGAGCTGAGAAATGGCGCCGGGCTGCCGGTCATCACCACCTCGCCGATTGTAATAATCTGAGGGCTTGACTCCTCAGCTGTGATTGTTACGGATGTGCTGTTATCCGTAATTGTCAGCTTAGTCTCGGTGACTGTGATGGTATCAGCCATTTATGCCGCCGCCGTTGATGTCTTCTTAATTATCTGCTCGCCTTTCAGCAGCCAGCTGTCGAAATCCGATGCGTCCGTCTGCCAGAGCTCCCAGTCGTAAGTGCCTACGTCCAGCCCGCTCGTTGTTGTGTCTGTCAGCGTCATTGTTATTGTCTTCGTTCCGGTGTCAACTACAATTGTATAAGTTGCCGCTCTGATTCTGGTGTCCTTATTAATCAGGTACCCGGTGAACGAGTAGCCCGTTATGGCATAGCTGAATGTGAAGATTAAGCGCTGGTCTTGTCCCTGCTGGATGGGCTTCGGGTTGTAAATTTTTACTTCATTGTTTGTCATTTAAGTGCTCCCAAAATAAATCCTGCAACAATACCGGCTCCGGCGCCTGCGTATGGATTGTTCCACCACTCCCGTTTGGGTGCAGGCATGTAAACTGTCTTAACTTCATAGTGTATCGGACGCGGACTGATGCCAAGATACAATGCGAATGTGTCCCTGAAGTCATCAATTGTTAGCCGTAGCGTGTCTTGGTACGGTCCGTATAAGGTATCAATTTCAACTACCGAGCGCACTTTCATGCTGTCCAGCCGCCTTGTAAGTTCTTCCCGTTCTTCAAAGAGGAGATTTACAAGAGTGCTGTCAACGTCTCCCGGTAAATATTTAGTTCTAAATTTATACAGTGTGTCTGTTATGCTTACAGCCGGAACAACCGCAACAATTGTGTCCACACGGGTATTGATTATTGTGCTGCCGGTCTTACAGATTTTTGTTTCACGTCCAATAAAAAGCCCGATAAGCAGCATTGCGGCTGCCAGTATGAATCTATACAATATTACCTTTTGTTCTTTGTTCATTAATAATCGTCCCGAAATTCGTGACCTTTGCAGTAAAAATTAAACGTTGTCATCAGGCAGCGTCCGCCGGGATGTACCAGATATGCCCACTTGTTTTGAACCGCTACAAAGCCGCAGATGCCTATGTTTCCGAAATCGCTTACTTCCCAGAATATGCAGTTGTTACATAGCATTGTATACGGCTTGTCTGCTGCTATTGTCACGGGTTCCTCAGGGCTGTCGTCCATGCCGTGTTTTCTGCCTCCGATTGCGCTCAATACAGTACCCTCACAAATCCCATAATTCTGAAGAAGTTATACGGCTGAATTGTGCGCCAGCGGATAAAAACTCCGTCTCCGTCATACTGACTGCCTCGTCCGCTTGATGTGTTGCCTTCGATTGTCCAGCCGCTTGTGCCTTTCCAGTCTTTTAATGCGAATGCGAAGTGCCCGTAAACCGTTGAACCGCGCCGCCAGATTATTATATCGCCTTTTTTTACGTGTGCTTTGCCTCGGAGAACATCCTCAGCAGTAAACCTATAAGTTGATTTTGTGTAATAATTTCGAGCCAGTCCCGACCTTACTGCCGGATGTTTGCAGCCCTTCATCATTGAATAACCGAAAGCGCCGCAGTAACTTGCTCCTAATGGATTACCTACGTTGCGGTTCCATTTGTCAATTTCGGGCGAACGGTTCGGCTTCTTTTCCCTTACGTATGTGTACTTCCGGGCTGAGTCTATGTGTTTTGTGTTATTTGAAGGCGGCAATGATTGAACAGCCGACAACAATGGCATAAGCCAGAACAAGAACAGCAGCAGATATATTGCCCTTCTGTATTTCTTCGAAAGTATTAAATCCATGCAGCACCCATTTATCAAAAGCGTAAAACAAAAATCCGGCTATCGCCACCAATAACACAGCATTCCCATAGGAGCTGTATGCTTCCGCGTTCATTCCTACCAGTAAGAATACGGCAACTGCAATAATTGCAATTATCAGCTTCGGTATGAATGTTTTTATTTTTTCCCACATATTAATATTTCCGTTTAGTTAATTAAATACTTTTTTTTCCACTTTGTCCATGCGCTTCTGCAAGTCTCCGAGACGTTCTGTCAGCAGGGCTGTCATCAGTTCTACATTGGCGCCTATTTTTGCTATCGGTGCCACGTCTTCCTTCAGTCCCTTTATTTCTTCGAGGTGTGTTTCCACCCGTAACCCTAATGTTTGTACGATGTTGTCAATATGCTGCTCACGTAACCGGCACCGCCCGTCATATTCATCGAATCGGGATTCATAGACAACGTGCCTGTGGTTCTTGAGGTCTTTTTTCATTTCGCCGAGCGTGTCAATTATGGTATTAATCTTTTCATCACGGCTGCCTTCCTGCACAGCAAATTTGCGCTTAGCCGCCCAGATGGAATAAAGCCCTACGATAATTGTTGCTGCGCCTACGAATATGGCGACAATTAGTATCCACATCTGGATTACATCGGCTATCAGCATATAACTCACTTCTTTGGGTTGCAAAATGTGGGGGAGCGGTGCGGCTCCCCCCGTTAGTTGATTAAGTTGTTGGGACTTTGTCTGCGCCGCCAAGAACTACTACGGTTGTAATAGCTGCGGTGTCGGTGCCGGTATTAGTCAGGTTCGGCTGAATGCCAAATTTGACATATCTCTTGTAAGCGGACAGGTCAACGTTGACCTTATACACTCCCGTGACGGCTGCGTCTGCAACTCCCGTGACGGCTGCGGTGGCTGCCTGAACGGCAACTCCGGTGTCATAAGAACCGTCAACGGTGTCGCATGATGTGATGTTCACTGCGATGGTCAGCGCCTTGTCTGTTACCAGGGCTGCTGAGTACGAGACGAGCAGGGCTGCCGAATCAAAACCAAGTCTGTCGATGCCAGTTGTGGTTGTTACCAGCACATCGTCATAGGTTGTTCCGGCTGTGAATGATGCTACCGAGCCGTGATATGCGCCCTTGATGTAGCTGCCGATTTCTTTAATTGTGGGAATCATAATTTTTTTTCCTTTCTTAATAAACCCATGAGGTGCCGGTGATTGATGCTGCTGCAAGTCCTTTTTTCAGAATGAAGTCTACTTCGATCAATGCCGTGAAGACTGACATATCTGTGGATGAGCCCGATTGTGTGTTTCCGCTGCTGTCAAGATAGGTGCCATATGGTGTGAATCTGAGTTCGAGCGGTCTACCCTGTCCGATGAGACAGTATTCCAAATCAACCAGGTAAACGGGTGCAGCTGCTGCGGTTCCGCTTAACTGAGTTGTGGTGTAGACAGGGTAGCCGAACAGTTTGCCTGTTGTCAGAAGTTCGTTTGCCCAAATGGTGCCGAGTCCGGTGGTTGTTTCCTGACCAAGAATGAAATTCTTGACCGAGGGGTGCATGATCCAAACGCGGTTCATTTCAATAACGTTCGCTTTGTCAAGTCTGTTTTTACATGCGATGAGGTCAGCTTTGATCTGTGCCAGGGTTGTACCTGTTGTTGCAACTGCCTGAGTGCTGGTCATCCATGATTTGATGCCTTTCGGAGCATAGGATGTGCCTGTGCCTTCCAGATATGCAGCGTCTTCGGCTATCGCTACGGATAGTACGATGCTGTTCTGGATTTGTGCTTCGGTGTTCGCCATGCCGTACTTAATCAGATCATTGCTGATTGCAAGTTCTTTGCCCAGCTTTTTGGCTGTCATTCTGAGCTGACTGGTTGTCGGATCGGATTTGGTTTTTGCTTTGGTTTCGCCGTGCCAGTATGCGTCCCCGATGGTATCGAAGCCGCTGACTGTAAGATTGCCGTTTGGCATATCAATTACGGGACAGCCGGCTTTGCGCATTACGGTGTTTGCCGTTAGTGCGGGTATGATTTCCTGCGAGAACATGGGCATTACAAGTGCGCCGCCTGATGCCAGCACGGATGCGCTGAGGTCTTTGCGTAACACTTGAGGCACGTACATATTGATGTCTTTGCCCATCAGATTGAATGCGTCTTCGACTGTGTCGAGCTTGTCCGCAAATTTGCGGTTCATGTTCAAGCTCGCCATGCCGATGGCTTTCATAATGGTGCCTAACTGATTCTTAGGCGAGCCCATTTCGATGTGAGGGCTTTGTATTGCGGCAGGGACTGCCGTTGCTGCGATCTCTTTCCTGATGGTCTCGGTGACGCTGGCTTTGAACCCTTCGAGTTCCTGCTCAACGACTTCTCTGACTACGGTTGCTTCATCTGGAGTCATAATCGTCCCTTTCTTGTTTTGATAATAAAAATGATTTTAATTCTTCGAGTGATAGTTCGACAAATTCAACGCCTTCCGGCTCATCGGGTTCCGGTTCGTCTTCCTGCGTTTCAGCCGGGAGTGAGTCGTCAGGTTCACCCACATTGTCTTTTGTGAGTGCATCTATAATCTTGTCGAGCTTTGCGTTAATTGCCTTGACTGCTGCGAATCCTTCGGTTTCCTCTTCGGGTTCTTCGGGTTCGTCCTCCTCCGGCTCTTCGGGCATACCGATTAGTTTGCTGAGCTTGCCCGCAATTGTTTTCATTGTTTCGCCGTGTGCCCTGCCGGCTGCCTTGAGTGTCTCGCCGTGTGCTTTTTGATGATCGCCGCAGAGTTTCAGGCATTCCATAAGAATTTCCTTGTTGGCTGCCGAGATGGTTGCGCCCGCTTTGTCCATGCTTTTAATCCTGACGGCATTCGGATTGCTCGGCAGGGTTACGATGCTGGCTTCGTACAGTTCACATTTTTCATAGATATGGTAGCAGTCCCGATGCCTCAATACTGCAAGCGCTTCGGCTTCGGGTGTGCCCTGTTCGGGATAGTATTTGATCGGTGTGGCTGTCGGCATGAATCCGATGCTGACTGCTTTCAGGAATCCTTTTTTTACTTTGTCGATGGCTACCAGTTCGTCATCGTCAAGTGTGGTTTCGTCAAACACGGCATCGGCGAGCAGCTTTGTGCCTTCTACTCTGAGGTTTTCCCAGCGTCCTATGGGTGTTCGATGTGCATTGTGCTGCAAGAGCATGACCGGGTTCTTCATAAAGTTTGCCGTGTCGATGCCGGCAACCAGTACCTTTTCGAAGTCCCTGTCGTAAACGGAGTCATCGTATAATACAAAGGTCATAACACCGTCAGGGGTGCCTTCGAGCTTTTCTATTATACTTTGTTTAAACATTGTCTCCATGATTTATCCTTAAATTTGTGTTGCTTGTTAATCCTGAACCGGTTTTACATTCTGATTAGGTTTAGGCTTCCCCGTACCTTTTTGTGCGAACATGTAGCATCTGCATCGTGCACGCATAGCTGTTGAGAATGACATTGCGCAGGGGAATGCGC